TTTGAAGGAGATAATATTATTTTAGGAAGAAAAGGAAATTCAATTCGTTTTGGGTCTACAGTTAAAACATTTTCATTTTTAAATAATTGGAGTAGTACTGGAAATAATGGTGATCCTATTACTATTATAACTAATGGTATTGCCTTAGATCCCTCAAAAGATTTTTATGTTGAAGATATAAACAAAGATGCTGCATCTATTTATTTAACAACAACTCAAAAAATCCCATTAAATACAGATGTATTAGCTTATAACCCAAATACTGCTCCTATTCCTATAAATGAATATTCTAATAGTTCACAAATAATACTAAACGCTGGAAGAATTGTATTAAATTCTAGTCAAGAAAATTTAATGTTTTTTTCTAACGGTGATGTTGAAATTAGTACTAATAATATGATAAGTCTAAATGGAGATGGTGGTATATACTTAAACTCTAAAAGAACAAAAAATACTCTTGGAGATATAATACCAAAAATATTCTTAGGAACTAAATCAGATGGTAGTTTACCAACTGAACCTTTATTATTAGGGGATAAAACAGTTACTCTTTTAGGTGATATGATAACATATTTAGCTGTATTTGCTGCTCAAATGACAGCATGTTCTAGTACTCAAGACGGTGCCCCATTATCTAAAGTAGAAGCATCTAGTGAAGCTTTATATAGTAACTTGTATTCATTATTTAACAGACTTGAGGATATAACATCTCAACAAAATTATACAGTATAATGGCAGATATAAAATCTAATCTATCCCAGTTTGTCCCTAGACAAGTAAATGTAGCTGTTAATGCAGCTCAAAATCCAAAAGCATTTGGTGATCAACTTGTAGATAGTGCTAAACAATATGTTAAAACTATATTAAAAACTGCTATTGGTAAAATAAAAGCAGAAATTGAAAATGCAATTAGAAAATCTATTAATTTAGAAATAAATCATGCTTTAACTTTAAGACAATTAAAAATAGATTCTGAACCTACTTCTGTTGTTACTAGTCTTAATACTGTAGAAGTATTCCCACCTGTATTAACTGAAGAAGAATATGCTTTGGCTGTTATTGAAGAAAATAGAAATTATGAAAAAGCAAAAGAATTAATAAATAAAGAACTAAATGGAGATCCTGCTGACCCTAAAAGATATCCAGGATTAAAAAAGAAATTAGAAAAAATAATATTAGGAGATTACATAGCATATAAAGAAAGAAGAGCTAAAAAGAAATTAGAAAAAGAAGAAAAAAAAAGAAGAACTGACTTAGAAAAAAAATTAGCTAAAGCAGAAAAAAAAAGACAAATTACTCGTCTTTTATTTAATGTTTTATCTACTATTATTATAGCCCAAATTACAGAAAAATTAATACAAATAGTTTCAGATAATAGTAATTTACAAAGATTGGTTGATAAAACTAATGCTGTTATAGAAGCTGCTACAACACTAGACGCAATAAATCAAGCTAGAATAGCTAGAAATGCTTGTATAAATGTAATCAATAGACAAGAAAAAAAGGTTCAAGACTTATTAAAATTAGCTAGAACTATTAATACTGTATTATTAATATTATCTATAGTTTTAAGAATATTAGAAAATATATTTGCTCCTGGAGGTACATTAGCTAAAAAACTTGCAGTGTTAGCTGCAAAAGCACTATATGTTGTTAGAGGTATATCAACAGCAATATCTATAGGAACATCAATACTAGAATCAGCAATTGATATATTAGAAGATTTAAAAAGACAATTACGTGATTTAAATCAATTAATAGAAGATAAGACATTACAATTATTAACACCAAGTGAATTAAATGACTATTTATCACAAATTAGATTAGCTAGTGAAGACCCATTAACTCGTTCTACAACTCCAGTTGTTCAACAATTGATAAATGAATTATATCCTGCTGGTGCTCTTAACACACCAACACCTAATCAATTTGGTACTTATAAAGGATTTACATTTGTTATTAAAGAAGAAGTGGATGCTAGGTTTGTAGTAAAAGGTAACAAACGTCATTATGTTGTTGCTATTAATACTAGAAATGTAGAACAATTAAAAAGTGATTATTCATTTACATTAGACCCACAGCAATTGGTAAATCAATTAAAATTAGTTATTGATCAACAAAATTTACAAGGATAAAATATTTATAATTATGAACACTAAAGCATTTAAAAGATTAATTAAAGAAGCCGTAATTGATGCTATTCATGAAGAGTTACCATACATTCTTGAAGAACATATGGCTAAACAAGAAAAAAAAGCATTGCGTGAAGGTAGAACAATGAACTTTACCAGCGCTGATGTACAACCAGCTAACCCTGCTGTACGTAGCCAATTAGCAGAAAAAATGGGTACAATGTTTGGCATGGCTCCTCAACCACAATATCAATCAAAAGTACCTTTAGAGGTTATTCGTGATCAAGTTGATGAAGCTACAGGTGAACCTGTTAATCCATACTTAGCATTTTTAGTTGATTCTGCCCAAAATATGACACCACAAGAAAGATCGGGTCTATCAAATTTAGGATAATATGCCAATACCTCAAACGATACGAGTAAATCCGTTAGATTTACAGAAAAATATTGTTATTGGGGTATCTTTACCTTTTAATGCTGCTGGAGTTTTTAATAAAACCTATAGCACAAAAGATCAAATTAAGTCAAATTTAATTAATTTGCTATTAACCGATAAAGGTGAACGTATAATGAATCCTGAATTTGGTGCTGATTTAAGAAGATCTTTATTTGAAAATATTACAGCTCCTAATTTAGATCTTTTAAGATTTAAAATAGCGGATGCTATTAATATTTTTATTCCTGAAATAGTATTAGGAGATATAGAAATTTTACCTGATCCTGATTCAAATAATTTAAGTGTAACTATAAACTATCGTTTAATAATTTCTAATACCCCTGATCAAGTAACAGTACAATTTCAATAATAATGGCTAATAATAACGTATCATATTTAAATAAAGGATTTAATGATTTTAAAGCTAATTTAGTAAATTATGCTAAAACATATTTTCCAACAGCATATAATGATTTTTCAGATGCTAACCCAGGGGCTATGTTTATTGAAATGGCTTCGTATGTTGGTGATGTAATGTCATTTTATCTTGATACTCAAATTCAAGAAAACTTCTTATTATATTCTAAAGAAAAAGAAAATTTATATGCAACATCATATACTTTAGGATATCGTCCTAAAGCATCATATGCCTCATCAGCAACATTGGATGTTTTTCAATTGATGCCTGCTATACCTGATGGAGGAGGAACTATTATACCTGATGTAGATTATGGTTTAATAATACCACCTAATACTGTTGTAACATCTCAAACAACACAAACAAAGTTTTTAACAACACAACAAATAGATTTTACTGATACTGGAAGTGCTACTATTACTTTTTACAATTCAGATTATTTTTTAATAAAAAAATCAATACCTGTTATATCAGCAGAAATAAAATCAACAACATTTAGTTTTACTAATCCACAAAAATTCTCAAATGTTATTGTTTCTGATACTAATATTTTACAAATTTTAGATGTAACTGATAGTGATGGAAATTTATGGTATGAGGTTCCTTATTTAGCACAATCCACAGTTTATGATAAATTAGCTAATCCAAGTTATGATACTGATCAAGTTCCTTATTTGTTAAAATTAAAACGTGTACCACGCAGATTTGTTTCAAGACTTTTATCTGATAATACTTTACAATTAGAATTTGGAGCAGGTGTCTCTAATAAATCTGATGAAAATATAATACCAACCCCAGATAATATTAATTTAGGTTTAGTACCAGGAGTGTCAGATTTATTAGATAATTATAATCAATCTTCTATATTTTATACTCAAGAATATGGTTTAGCTCCTTCTAATACAACATTAACTGTGAGATATTTAGTAGGTGGAGGTATTACTTCTAATGTACCTGCCAATGATTTAACTATAATAGATTCATCAACCGCTTATACTAAATCAGGAATAAATGATGCAACAACTGCTATTGTATTAGATAGTATTTTATCATCAAACCCAAACCCATCTTCAGGTGGTAGAGGTGGTGATGAAATAGAAGAAATTAGAAATAATGCTTTATATGCTCATTCATCACAATTACGTGCTGTAACTAAAAATGATTATATAGTTAGAACTTTGTCATTACCTTCTGATTATGGTAGTATAGCTAAAGCTTACATAACTCAAGATATTTTTACTAACCCACAACCATCATTATCATCTACACCAACTTCAAATCCCCTATCGTTAGATTTATATATTCTAGCATATAATTCAGATAAACAATTAACAACAGCAACTACAAAATTAAAAGAAAATTTAGTAACTTATTTAAATGAATATAGAATGGTTACTGATGCTATTAATATTAAAGATGCTTTTTACATTAATATAGGGGTTAATTTTGATATCACTATAACAAGTGGGTTTAGTAATCAAGCTGTATTAAGAGATTGTCTTACAACTTTAAAAACACACTTCAATATAGAACAATGGCAGATTGATCAACCTATAGTAATTTCAGAAATTATATCTCTTTTATTACAAGTAAATGGAGTACAATCTGTTCCTAATTTAGAAATAATCAATAAAGAAGATTCTACAGGAACTAATTATTCTTCTTTTGGATATGATATTTTAGGAGCTACTCAAAATGGAGTTATATATCCATCTGCAGATCCATCTATATTTGAAGTTAGATATCCTTCTACTGATATTCAAGGTAGAGTAGTAACATTATAAAATTAAAAATATGAATTTAGAAAAATTAAAAGGACATGTTCCTGATAAAGTTATTGCACAAATTCCAGCAGTAATGGAAAAGTTTCAAATTAATACTCCACTACGTTTAGCTCATTTTTTAGCTCAATGTGGTCACGAGTCTGGTGGTTTTCGTTTAACAAAAGAAAATCTAAACTACTCAGCTAAAGGTTTAATGGGTATATTTAAAAAATACTTCCCAACAGAAGCATTAGCTAAACAATACGAACGTAAACCAGAAAAAATTGCAAATAAGGTTTATGGCGGTAGAATGGGTAATGGCCCTGAAGCAAGTGGTGATGGTGCTAAATTCTGTGGTCGTGGTTATATTCAATTAACTGGTAAAGATAACTACACTGCATTTGGAAAATCAATTAATGAAGATATATGTGCTAATCCACAAGCAGTAGCTGACAAATATGCATTGTTATCAGCAGCATGGTTCTTTAATAAAAATGGTTTACATAAATTAGCAGATGGTGGTGCAACAGATGCTGTTGTTACTCAAATTACTAAACGTGTTAACGGTGGTACAATTGGTTTAGCTGATCGTATCAAACATTTTAAAGAATATCACGCGTTATTAGCGTAAAATAGTTTGGTAGTTACCATATTTATATGTAGTAATTACTAACTATGGCAATCTATAAAATATTCCCTGAAAAGAGTGCTACTCTGTATTCATTTT